ATACCTGCTTGGATGTCACCAGCTGAAAAGGGGGCTTATGTTTCCTCTATCACAAGGGCGGGATCATATGCAAGGGGCTTAGGAAACAAATTAGATGAGGATTTAAGCAAAGTCATTGCTGAAGGTTGGCAAGGTGAAAAGATTAGTGAGCAAGTAAACCCATCACAACGGGAGTACATGCTTGAAACAATTCGCAATGAAACAGCGAATGAGTTCGTAGGTTCAAGAGATGCGAAAGTCTTAGCCTCTAGGCTTGCAGATATAACAAAGTACTATTCTCACAATTGGCAAAGAATCGCACAAACGGAATTACAAGCAAGTCACAATGAAGGGAGGTTTATTGATGCCATGCAAAACGATGATCTAGTGGCAAGAGTACCAGACTCAAACGCATGTGAAACTTGCCTATCTTTGTTTGTTGGTGGAGATGGCAACTTAATCATCTTTGACCCGTCAGAACTTGCGCAAAATGGTACGAATGTAGGCAAAGCAAAGGGAGAACATAAAGCGACCTTATTCCCTGTTCATCCTAATTGTCGATGTGATACGATCCCAGTGCCTAAAGGTTTCTATGCAACAAGGGACGGACGAATAAGAAAGATCAGGGTTGAGGATGTTACTAAAGCGATCAAAGTACCTAGTAAATACCTAGCGGGGTTATCTGAGAGTGATAAGCAAGCAAGGAAACAAGAGATTAGGCAAAGAGTAAAGGGCGGGGAAGAGAAAAGAACCTATGCCCCTATGAAAGGCGATGACGACGCCAAGACAACGCCATCAAAGTATACTAGAACAGAACTAGCGAGCAAGGTTAGAGAAGCAACCAAGACAAACACAACAGAAGAGTTTATAAGCGTTGCGTCAAAGATTTCAGGTGTACCACGATCAATTATTGCAGAGGTTCACAAGCGAGGGGCGGAGGCGTGGAGCGTTGGGCATAGGCCGGGGGCGACTCAAATCGCATGGGCAAGGGCAAGAGTTTACTCATTCTTAACCGGTGGGAAAACACAGAAAACAGCAGATAAAGACTTATGGGCGAAATACTTAGAAACTAAGAAATCATAGATAAAAAGTTTAAATCGTACATAATAGAGAAGATACTTAGAAACACAATAAACAGGATTAAAAAGATGTTTAGATACTCATCATTCTTAGATACATTGCTCAAGGCAATGACTCATAAATATATTAGACGCGTTCCCAAGGGAGTAACCAAGACAGGGAAAACCAAGTATGTTTATTTCTATGCAGGCCAAGAAGGACACGGGCGGGGAATTGCAAGCGAGGATGAACTTGTTGAGGGGTCATCTTTTGCCTTTGGCGAATTTGGCAAGACAAGACACCATGCACATATTAGCAAAGTAGACGGGGATAAAGTTACTGTAAAATATGATGATGGTGCTAAAAAAGGCACTGAGGAAACCATGACTAAGAAACAATTTCAAGCCTTAGTACATGGTGAACATAAAGAATCTATTACACAAGCCCGCGATAAGTCAAAGAAACAATTAGAACGCTTCCAAGAGATGAAAGACAGGGGGGCAAATGTTAAAGAAAGCACATTGACCAAATTGTCATCACATGTTCAAAAGCTACAAGCCATTCTTGACTTATACAAAGAACCTGCAAAGGTTGAAGCCTCTTGGATGAGTGAGAAAGAACAGCAGTTATTTGAGAAACAAAATAACCTATTCAATCTATTAAAAGATGATAAAGTGCTTTCTGCGGTGCTAAATACAAAAGACACAGATATAAATTTAGTTTCGTTCTTGATTAATATTCTTCATGCTACATTGAAATATAAGGACATAAGTAAACTCACACCAGCACAGAAAAAAGATTTAATATCTACTACTGTTTTACTAGCAAATACACGTGGTTTTTCTGATAAGAAAATAAAAGATAAAGTATATCCATTGGTCAATACCATTGGGCAACTTTGGAAAAACATCCCATATGCTGAACAAGAAAAAACGGTTCAAAAGATTGCAAATATGGATGTCATTTCTGTAGATATGGCAACAGATAGAAAAAATGTTGCTAGTACTAAGGTTGTTCATGATGCCATTAAAAAATCTGTTGACGCCGTTACTGCAATCAATCCAGAACTACGAAAAATTTTTTATGGTGATGTGTTCTTATCTGATTTTAAAGATACTAAATTAGGTGATACACGCACAGGCGGATTTTATCTTTATAGCAAGCTATTCAATACCGTGGGGGAAATAAATAATATTGTTTACCCATCGGATGCTATTAATATCAACATAGGCACACATGCACATATTCAAGATTTAGTAGGCGTATTGGATTCAAAAACGATCGATTTACTACAAGAACAAGTACTGCAAGATGTTTTTACACATGAATCTGCCCATCGTTTTTCTATGGATTTTCTTGAAGGCGTGTATCAAAACGCATCATTCCGTAGTGAAGTGAATAGCCTAAAAACAAAGATGACTAAGAAATCTTTAGACTTTAACAAAAAGCCGATAGAATCTTATATGCTACCAATAGAGGCGCAAACACTCATATGTATCAGTATTAAAGCACGCATAAACACAAACAATCTGCTAGAGGGTTTTGATGAGAATGGGAATGGTATTCAGATCAACCCGATGGATATTGATTATGCAAATCTTGGCAAATCTTTTTACGAAGCTCGTACCGAACCAAAAAAATCTAATCTACATATTCCTTTAAAAAATGGGAAATCTATAATGTTTAATAATACATTTAGCCCGGACATTATTGGTTCTTTGCCATCTAGATATTCATCGCAAGATGTTGATGAATTTTTTAGTGAAATGATGGTAGCCGTTACAAAAGACGATTATAAAACAGAACCCTATAAAACAGATTTTACAAATATTCTTAATAAATATAGTAGTGCATTTGGTGCAAAAAGATAGAAACTAAGAAATCATAGATAAAAAGTAACGATTAAATATAATTCAGAGTATACAAAGAAACATTGATAACAAGGATTAAAAAGATGTTTAGATACTCATATATCATTGACAGCCTATTAAAGGCGATGACTCATAAATATGTTCGTAGAATCCCTAAAGGGGTAACCAAGACAGGGAAAACAAAGTATGTTTATTTCTATGCAGGACAAGAAGGACATGGTAAAGGGATTGGGCATGAAAGCGAACTTGTTACAGGTGCTTCTTTTGCGATGGGTGAAGGTGATCAAAGACACCATGCGCATATTAGCAAAGTAGACGGTGATAAAGTTACTGTAAGATATGATGACGGTGCTAAAAAAGGCACTGAGGAAACTATGACAAAGAAACAGTTTCAAAGTATGATCCACGGTGAACATAAAGAAGCGATTAAGCAAGTTCAAGCAAATAGAGAGCAAAAGGATTACAAACAAAAACAGAAGGCAACAAAAGCCCCCAATTTGAAAAACCCTAAGCCATCTATTCCCAAGGTTGACCATGAAAAAATTGGTATTAAACGGGCAAAATTAACCAATACAATCGTTGATACTTTAGCAAGTATGCCATCACTAGAAGATCAACTTAAAGCATTTCTCAACGATAATAATCCCGATGCTTTATCAAAGATGCTTGAGAAACTAGGTATACAAACTAAGCCTAAGATTGATGATTCCCGCCAAAACTCTTTTATGATGCTTGCAGGTGAAGCGGGCAAACCTACAAAAACCCCCGTAAAATATAAAATTGTGGAGGCGGGGGATATACAAGCAAGTCACGATGAAAACACTTTTAGCCATAATAAAGAATATCCCACCGGGCTACAAGAACGAGCTTATGAGTCCGATATGGCTGAACAACTCAAAGTAATGAGAAACGCCCAAAACTTAGAGCCTGCTTTTCTAGTGAATACAAATCCCGACGCTATGAATGGTGCGCCTATTATTGATGAACGGGGCGTTGTGCTTGGTGGTAATAGTAGAACTATGGCAATCAAGAGGGCGTATTCAAGCCACCCAGAAAAAGCCGAAAACTATAAAAACTATTTGGCAAGTCATGCGGATTCCTTTGGTTTTGCCCCCGAATATATTTCACAATTCAAAAATCCCATTTTAGTAAGAGAATATGAACCAGAGGACAAAAGCGATAAAAACATGAAACTACTAGTTCGACAAATGAACGAGGGTTTTACTCAAGCAATGGACGAAAAAACAGAGATCGCCGCTATATCTAGACGCTTAACAGATAATTCTATTAAAGCAATTGGTAAGGCGTTTTTAAATACCGACGCTTCAAATATCTATGAACTTTTGAATATGGGTGATGATTACTCACAAGATGTCATTAACGCTTTGATGAAAGACGGCGTTCTCTCATATCAAAATATGAACAAATACATTGATGTGGAGAATAAACGAGTATCCCCAGCATTTGCGCATATGGTTTCAGATGTACTTGTTGGCAAAGTATTAACAAACAAGACAATCATGGCAAAGATGGCCCCCGCGTTACTTGATCGTTTTTCTGCCGGTATTATTTCGCTTGTTGCCCTCAACCTATTTGACGAGTCACAAAGAAAAGCGCTTGAAAGTGCAATCTATGCGTATTCATTTGCACAAAAAAACGGGTTTGTAAAGACAAGAGGAACAGCCGAGCAAAATATGGAAGGCTTAGAGAATTGGATCAAGCAAACAAAGAGCGATACAGGAAAAGGGGACGTTGAAGATTCCGTTCGTTCTGAGTTAACAAAGAACCCTCTAGCGCTTGCATACCTTGAAACATTGGGTATCTCTACCACCGCCAACAAGTTAAGAGAAATCTTTTCAACAGCGGGGCAAAATGCACTAGCTTCTAGCGATAAAGAAGCTGATTTGTTTGGTGAAGAGGCAACAATGGAGCGAGAACTTGGACGCCTAAATAATCACTACCGCCCCGGCAAAACTGAACAAGAGAAGAAATTTTACAGATTAAACAAATCTATGACATCCGTGTTTAGATACTCTGATCTAGTTAAATCATTGCTTACTAAGAAATAAAATAAGCATAGAACTTCTTAACTTTGTAAAATGCAAATATATAACAATGAACAAGGGTTAAGAAATGCCATTTAAGAATGAACACGCATCAAGACAAACAGACCCCCAACAATACAAAGAATTTAGACGCTACCAGCCTAAAGGGTTTCCCAAGGGTGTATCGGTGATCTTAGGTATTGACGATAAGGGGAAAACTGATATTCAAAGTATCCGAGCAAACAAAGACGAGATGTCACCATCTGAATTTAAGCAATGGTTAAAAGAACATGATTTCAAAGATGAAGTAGAAGAGGCGCAACTTGAGAAGGGCAATTACTTTGCTACTTGGATTCCCTTTACTACACTTGCCAAAGCTAAGAAGGACGATGAACAGGATATTATGGATGATAGTGTGGGCATGATCGCCGGTATCGTGTCAACGGATGATATGGACTTTGAGGGGGAAAAGATTAATCAAAGCGGGCTTGATTGGTCATATTTCCTAAAAAATGGGTGGTTCAATCATGAACATAGACCAGGCCCCGAGGCGGTACTTGGTCACCCTACAAAGATTGAAAAGGTTGATGATCATAAAACACGAGTA